AAGTGGTGGAAATGTTGTTATAGAAGGAATTAGAGTAGCAGGCACAACGATATCAACTGAAGATTCAAGCCCTGGAATAGAAATTGCAGGAAATTTGATTCCCAGTCAAAATGGTGTGTTCCAATTAGGTAGTCAATCACGTAGATGGCAGACAGCATACTTGTCTGCTGAAACACTAGATATTGGTGGAGCAACTATTTCATCAGACGGCACAGGAACGATAGAGATAGCGGCAACAGGGGCAACACTCCCATCAGGCAGTAAAGTTGCTACTAACCCAATATCCATCCTCGGTGCAACTGGAGGAACAGCGGCAAGACCAGTCCAAAATGTCAAGGTATTTGTCAGTGACGGTAGCACATCATTTACTGATGAGCAACTACTGGCAAAAGATGGCGATTTGGAGTTGGAATTCAACGCTACAGTTGAAACCATACCTGTGTACACCGAAGCACAACAGACTTTTACCCTGGCAGACGGCTCAGCCTTGTCAGCTCAGGTGTCAGACGTAACACTGTTCCAATTTTAAAAAATACACAATAAATACACACGTAAAAGGACCTGAATGCATTCCGTGGCGACAAGAAAGCGGAGCACAGAGGGAGTAATATATGGCGGATAAAACACCGGTACGAGTAGTCTTTAATTCATCTAACGTGGCCACTGGAATGGCAGAATTCCAATCGGGAGAAACTGTACCCGTTGCAAATGGCGGAACAGGTCTAGCATCAATTGGATCAGCAGGACAAGTCCTCAGAACCAACGCGGCAGGAAATGCCTTAGAGTTTGCAACACTAGAAGATCTTGCAGACATTATATCAGTTGGATCGACATTAACAGCACCGTCAAACGCTGATTTCAACATAACCACGGCAGGCACTGGTAACATAGTTTTAAATGATTTAAGCATAAGCGATAACACAATTTCAACCAACAGATCCAACGATGATCTTAACATCAACGCCAGTGGTACAGGAACAGTTGTTCTTGAGAACCTTAAAATAGGCACTAGTGGATCTACCGTAACAACGATACTAGATGAGGACAACATGTCTTCAAACAGTGATACATCATTAGCAACACAGCAGAGTATAAAAGCATATGTGGATTCGCAGGTTACTGCACAGGACTTGGACTTCGCCACTGATGATTCAACCGCTCTAAACATAGACCTTGACAGTGAAACTTTACAAGTTTCGGGAGGAGCGAATATAACAACAAGTGGTTCTGCTAACACTATAACAATAGCATTAGATACATCGCTGACAGGACTATCATCTGTGACATCAACAGCATTGGTCACCAATAATATTAGTTCGTCTGATTCTACAGCAGTGAGGATAGACGACGCACTCAACGTTGACGGTGCATTAGACGTTGGCGCAGGATTTACAATAAGCAACGGCCAGTCGATCACATCAATACTAGACGAAGACGCTATGGGATCAGATAGTGCAAACGCACTGGCTACTCAACAGTCAATCAAAGCATATGTAGACACGCAAGATGCCAACATAGCATCTGACACTTTAACATTTACAAACAAAACATTCGACGTTGAAGGAACAGGAAATAGTATTTCAAATATCGATGTGGCAGATTTAAAATCAGGAGTATTAGACACAGACTTAACAAGTGTTTCTGGCTCTGATGACACCCTGGCATCGGCCAAAGCAATCAAAACATACGTGGATTCCCAGGTCACCGCACAGGATCTAGATTTCGCCACTGATGATTCAACAGCACTAAGCATAGACCTCGACAGTGAAACTCTACAAGTTTCAGGGGGAGCAAACATCTCAACAAGTGGCTCCGGTAACACGATCACTGTGGCACTAGACACAGCACTGACAAATCTAACATCTGTTCAGGTAGATGGCGTAACAATAACAGACAACACGGTATCAACCAATGCATCAAATTCACCTTTAGAACTTAAAGCAAACGGCACAGGAGCAGTAAAAGTTGTATCTGGTGGCGTCACATTTACATTACCTACTACAGATGGAAGTGATGGAGATGTGCTCAAGACTGATGGTTCAGGAACATTAAGTTTTGCTTCAAGCACAGCAACCGCATCAGATGATACAAGGGCAGTGGTTAAAAATAATAAATCAGTGGGTAGTTCTGCAAGAACTATCGATTACTTCCAGGCCACAAGTGCTGACGCGGCTTTTTACTTTGTTGCGTTAAGTGATTTGACCAATGACCATTCTAGTGCGTCAATATTCACTGTCGCACACAACAACACAAATGCATTCATAGGTGCACCTAGGGGAGGTGCGTCAGGGTCTGACAATTCACTACCAAGCACAACGGCTGATATATCAAGTGCCCAGGTGAGGGTGAAAGTAACGGCACCAAGTGCAGATTCTAAGTTAAGTTATTACAAAATTCCATTATCAACAGCGAACACATCTAACGCTACATCAGGTGTCACTGTCACAACTGCAAATACCGACGTTGACTCCGCTTCGGAAAGCATAGACACGTTTGCCCATGCATCATTCAGAGCGGCAAAATACTTGATATTAGTAGACAACGACAGTAAAACTGAAACAGGTGTCGTAGAAGCGTTGGTTGTACACAATGGAACCAATGCATTTATAACACAGTATGGTAACGTCAACTCTGGCAATCATGATAAGATTGTTTTGTCAGCGGCCATAAGCGGAAGCAACGTTGTGGTTTCAGCGGCAGGTAACGAACCAAACTTGTCACTAAAGATACATAAAACTTTATTAGCAGACTCCATGACAGCGGTGGAAAATGCCAATCAAAAAATCATAGGAGCAACAACTGTCAGTTCAAGTGCCACAGCGTTAGACGACTTCGATCTGGATGATGCCACAGCCGCAATTTACTACGTGGTCGGAGGAAATTCTAGTGAAGGTGCTTTTAGTGTGCAAGAAGTTTACTGTGCAGGTGCACCAGGAGAGGCCTCGGTATCACAGGGTCCATTTGTTTCAACCAAAGGAACTTCACAATTATCTTTTACAGCGGCATTCAAGTCAGATGCTGACAATAGTCTACAATTGAGCGTGGCATCAACATCGGGTGGATCTACAACGGTTAATGCGTACAGAATCAACTGTCTAGCAGAATAATATTACCAAAACAGCATAAATACAGTTTAAATTAACAATCATGCGGGAGATATGGAACCATGACAACAAGAAACTTTAGAGTAAACAACGGATTAGAAGTTGGTGATATCACGATATCAGCAAGTGCTAACACCATCACAGGTCTAGCCACAGCGGCACCAAGTGCAGACGGCGACGTGGCCAACAAGAAATACGTAGACGACAAGGCAAATATTACAATCCTTAACACTAGTGTCATAGTAGCAGACACAGGTTCAGACGGATCAATCACTAACACAGCAGACGGCGGCGCAGTATTGAGCCAGACGGCGGCGACGACTACAGTCACGGCATCGGGTGCAATCAACCTTACAGCAGGAACTGACGTAGTAGTACCGGCTAACGTAGGTGTAACATTTGGTACAGGTGAGAAGATTGAAGGTGACAACACAGATCTTACTGTTACTTCAGGTGCTAAAATCAATTTAGCGGCAACATCAGACGTACACGTTCCACAAAACGTTGGAATAGTTTTTGATGCCAACGGAAGTGAAAAAATTGAATCAAATGACACAGACCTTACAGTATCATCAGGTGCTAAAATTAATCTTACAGCGACATCAGATGTACACATTCCACAAAACATAGGTTTAGTATTTGATGCCAACGGAAGTGAGAAGATAGAATCTAATGACACAGACCTTACAATCAATTCTGGAGCAAAGATCAATCTTACAGCGACATCAGATGTACACATTCCAAAAAACATAGGTATAGTTTTTGATGACAACGCAAGTGAGAAGATTGAATCAAATGACACGGATTTAACAATCAGTTCTGGTGCAAAGATCAAACTTACAGCCACATCAGACGTAGAGATTCCAAACGACGTGGGAATAGCATATGGTACAGGTGGTGAGAAGATTGAGTCTGACGGAACTGACTTGACTGTGACATCAACAGGTGTGTTGAATCTTACAGCAACAGGCAACACGGCAATTACTAACAACGCAACAATTGGTGGTAACCTTGTATTAACAGGTAACTTGACTGTAAACGGTTCAACAACAACAGTTAGTTCAGTAAACACAACTATCGCAGATAACTTGATTGAACTTAACACAGGTATATCAGCATCACACAATGATGCAGGTATCATCATCGAGAGGGGTTCAACAGGTAACAACGCGGCAATCATCTTTGATGAGTCAGCAGACAAATTCGCAATGGGTTTAACAACTTCAACAGCGGCTGACAAGTCGGGTGGTATAACAGTATCAACAGGTACACTTTTAGCGAACCTAGAAGGTAACGTAACAGGTGACGTAACAGGTACGGCTGACGTGGCAACGGCAGTTACAGCCGCAGACGAAAGCAGTGATACAAGTTGTAACGTACTTTTTGTTACAGCGGCCACTGGAGATTTACCTCCTAAAACAGGAACCAACTTGACTTTCAACAGTAGTTCGGGAGTGCTTACTGCAACAGGATTTGCTGGTGCTTTGACAGGTAACGTAACAGGTACGGCTGACGTGGCCACAGTAGCAACAACAGTCACAATTACAGACAACGAAAGTACTAATGAAAACAATCCAGTTGTATTTGTTGCAGGTGGAGACTTAGACGGTGGTAACCTTGGACTTGAATCAGATGGTACATGCACATACAATCCAAGCACAGGTAAAATAACCGCTACTGGATTTATAGGTACCTTAACAGGTACAGCATCAGCGGCACAGTATTCTGACGTAGCGGAAAGATTCGCATCTGACTCAGTATACGCACCAGGAACAGTTGTTGCATTAGGTGGCGCAGAAGAGATCACACAGGTAAACGAAGAAGCATCAGACGAAGTGTTTGGTGTTATATCTGGTGAACACCAAGCGGCATTCAAAATGAACGCAGGTGCAGGATCAGATGATTCACACCCGTTTGTAGCAATGACAGGAAGGGTAGACGTAAAAGTTATCGGTACAGTGAACAAAGGTGACAGACTAGTATCTGCATCAGTGCCAGGTTATGCTAAAGTGGCTCAAAAATCAGAATGCACAGCATTCAACGTGATTGGTAGAGCTCTTACAAGCAAAACTACTGCTGGTCAAGGATCAGTATTAGCGGCGGTCAGAGTTAGTCACTAGTAAATAACTATACTTTTTAGTAGAACACAAAAAGGCGGCTTCGGTCGCCTTTTTTTTAGACTATAAGATCCAAAATAGTTTGTAGTTTTCCTTTAATACTTTTATTGTTCAAAGTATTTTTAAGGCCCATGTGTAGATTTTTTGGCCAGCATTCAAACGCAGTCCAACAATATCCTGAATGTTCTTCGTTCAACTTAGGTATGAATTCTGCATCTATGGCCACTAGATATGTGTGGAAGAAAAACTTCTGATCGTTTGATGTGAACATCTCCAGAGGTATAACTTTTTTGAACTTAGGTACATTTCCTGTCTCTTCTTCTATCTCACGTTTGAGTCCTTCAAATGCACTCTCCGTGAATTTACTTTTACCACCTACCAAACCCCACATTCCTTGTGTCTTCCGGTCAGTCCTCTGTAAGAATAGGAAACGTTTGGTACTGGTTGCATAAAACAGGGCACCCGAACAGACAATGTTATCTTTCATAAGTTATTATAACAATTATGGAGTGGTAGCGTCAAGGCTTGAGTTGTAACCGGGGTCTGCGCCGCCGTCAAGCACTATGCTCCAATTACCTTGTGTGTACACGCCCTCGTATGATTTTACCCATTCAGTGCCATTGAATCTGTACTGAATACCCGTGTTCAAGTTTGTTACATAATGTTGTGTACTGTCTGGATTTGAAGCGTCAAAGGCCACGTTCCATTTTGATGTTGCACTGTTGTATTCTATGATATCGCCAACACTTGCTACAAGTGTACCCCAAGTGGCACTTCGGAAACTTGCTGTGCTGTCTCCTACATCATTTATAACCAAATATCTGTCTCCATTTGCCGGCGTACCTGGATCAAATGTTGCAGGATTTATTATCTTCTTGACGGCAGTCAGTGAATTGCTTGGTATTGTATCGCCATCGATTGTGTACAATAAGATGGTATCATCAAGCGTAGTAGTCGCAACGGTGCCTATAATTTCATTTCCATTTGGTTGCGTTAATCTTATCTGTGATGTACCATTCGTTACTTTTCCGTACTGATCTAATAACACTTTCCAGTTTACCGCTGGACCAAAGGTCTCAAAAGGATCAAAGTTGTTGGGTTCGTTAGCACCTGTTTGGAATCCGTCACCTCCTGATTTGACATTTGTACCTGTCGAACCAAGCAATCTTAATTGATTCCCAGTCACTAATAACCCAAAATTGTTTGGTGTAATATAACTTCTAGATGTAAGTTCTCCATCTATTAAACCTTTTGCTATTCCTCCGTCGTCGTCATATATGCTCATTATAATCTTTTGAACAACACCTAATTTCTTAACTTTGACCGGCGGTGATAACCATATTGGCATACTAAACTGTAATGTTGCTACATCAATTTCAGTATCAGCACCCACTGGGATGGTTCTCGAACTAAATGTGATGTTTCCCAACTCAATATAACTTAAACTGGTCCAATCAATGTAGTTGTCTGTTTTCTGTATCTCGAAATCCGGGTTGAACAAATACAGTATCTGTTCTAGTATCTGAAGTTTTTGATCAGTGTTAGATGAGAAAATGTCCGCTGTTACTTCTAATCTAAAAGGCGAAGGCATGACCTTCTCCACGGTGTATCCTGCACCCAGTTGGTTTGTGTAGTTTCCATCACTGTCCACATCTCTTTCCCTTAAATGTTGTTTTTCTATATGATATGGATTCTGCATTCTTTCCCTGTCATAGTTCAATTCTCTCACGTAACAAGCGATCTTGGGAGCATAGTTCAATGCGTTCTCACTGTTGTTCCTGATGATGTTTGAAACCTGTCTTGTTGGATCTCCGTACACCACAGGCACTGCTCTCAGAGCCACAGATCCATCACTCGCTTTTCCTGTCTCTACAGAAAAATTACTCAAAATCCTGATAAATTGAGTTAAAAATTTCCTAACCTGTCCTTCGTAAAAGTGTAGCATTCTTAATTGTCAGCCTTTGGTTTCAGAGCATCTGTCAATGACTGTCTTTGTGTAACTGTTAATCCGTTTATTGTTGATTCAGTAGTATTGTTGACGAAACCTGTTTTGTAGTTTCCTCTAGAATCATTGTTAGTTGTAGTTATTCTCACACTGTCCTCAATTTTAACCCATCTGGCTCCATCATATCTAAACAACCTGTTCGGTAAGAAATCTGTCCTCAAGAAGTAGTCACCTGTGTCTACGCCTGTTGTCGGAAATGTTATACCAAACCCTGCAGGATTTCCGTTGGGTGCCACACCATCACCGTCTAGGTAAAATCCATAATGTGAACTTGCCGGTGTGTCTATTGTTGCATTAACAGTATTATCACTACTGGCCCTTTGTTCTTCTGTATTGACATTTTCTGTACGTATGTTACCCCTCTCATCGATAGGTGCAACGTAGTATTGTTTGTAGTTGAATCCTGCCTTTGGTGCGTCTTGTTCTGCCTGTGCCACAACTTGATCGTTTATAGTTTTTTCCCTGTTGTATGTACTCATATAACTGGCAACAGATCCTTCTGTTGTTGCATCACCAATTACATCTCTGAACTCTTGAGAGTCTACTAGAGTTTTCATTTTTAATCTTAGTAAGTGCGGCCACCAAGTCTGCGAAAATCCTTCTGCCGCTCTGTTTACATCTTCAACTACGTAATATCTTTTGAGTGCTATTGGCACACTTTCATCTAATGAATAATCTTCTTTCATGTGCGGGAATTCAATAACATCACCGCTCATTGGTTTCCTGCCAATTCTCTCTACTATATCATTTAGATGCACAGTCAAAAATAATGTGTCGTTCTGTAAGAACATGCCAAACTGTGATAGATTGAAATCTGCATCTTGTACATTGTATATTCCCCTGACAGTATAGATGTCGCTTGAATACTTCCTGTCTCTGTTTTCTAAAAATAGCAAATCCTGTATGGTCGTTTCGTTTAGATCACTTCCGGTCACTCTAGGCTGGCTAGGTGATGCAGGTCCGTCCTTGTTGGTATCTCCCTGATCATATGGACCTAGGTATTTGTGTAGGTGTAGATCCGTGCCGCCCACCTGAAACATCTCGTTGATGTTGCGATCGAAGAACTTGTAGTCATTGCCCTTTTCAGGCTTAAAAATGGATAATCTTGGCATATCATACATATTTATTGCACAGGCAATGACTATAAATATGAGTATGTCAGAACTACAAACAGGACAACAGGAAATTTTCGATTACGTTAAGAACAATCTCGGTGACGGGATGATTGACGTGGAATTAGACCCAAAACACTATCAAACGGCCCTGGAAAGAGCCGTAAACAAATTCAGACAGAGATCTTCAAACGCTGTGGAAGAATCATATGCGTTCTTAGAATTGAAGAAAAATCAAAACAGTTACATCCTACCAGATGAGATCATCAATGTTAGGAACCTTAACAGGAGGACTGTGGGATCAAGGACAGAAGGCGGTGAAGGTGGTACATTGTTTGAACCATTCAACCTGGCCTACACAAACACATATCTTTTAAGAGCGGGTGCAACAGGTGGATTAGCAACCTACTATGCCTTTGCATCGTACCAGGAAATGATAGGAAAAATGTTTGGAAGTTTTATACAATTCCATTTTGATGTGGCCACAAAAAAATTGACCATCACTCAAAGACCAAGAGCAGACGATGAGACAGTTCTTATGCACACAGACAACTTTCGACCTGACATCACATTGTTCAAAGACATTTACAGTAAACCGTGGATAAGAGATTACACACTCGCTGTTTCTAAAATAATGTTAGGCGAAGCGAGAGGTAAATTCAATACCATAGCAGGTCCACAGGGTGGTACCACACTGAACGGTGATGCATTGAAGCAAGAAGGTCAAGCGGAAATTGACAGACTAGAAGCAGACATAGGAAACTTCCAAGAAGGCGGAACTCCACACAGTTTTGTTATTGGTTAATTGGTAACAAACTACATTTAAATACCCTGCAATGAAAGATTCCAATTACAAAAGTTATTCAGATCTTACGCTAGATGAATTGGAACAACTGGTCCAAGATTTAGAACTGATGAGCATGAAGGCACTGAAGCAAAGGAAAAAGAGTCTAAGAATTACCATATTAAAATCTGTAAAAGAAGCAATCAAAGAGATTGAAAAACGTTTAAAAAAATAGTATAATAAACCTATGTTAGTAGGTGTAGTAGGTTTAATAGGTTCTGGCAAAGGCACTGTGTCTGATAGGCTGGTGGAGAAACACGACTATCAAAAAGACAGTTTCGCAAAAAGTCTCAAAGATGCAGTGGCATCCATGTTCAATTGGGACAGGGCTCTACTCGAAGGAGACACGGAATCCAGCAGACAATGGAGAGAACAACCGGACAAGTTTTGGAGTGCAAAATTTGGCAAACCAACAACCCCAAGATGGGTACTACAATACTTCGGCACGGAAGTGATGCGTGGTCAGATGTACGACGGTATCTGGGTGGACAGTTGCATAGGCAGATACAAAGGCCAAAACACCGTGATAGCGGACACAAGATTTCCCAACGAAGTGAAACAGATCAGAGAACGTGGAGGCAAGATCATACTTGTAAAAAGAGGACAAGACCCGGACTGGTTTGTTGACTACACAGAAGGCAACATAGAACCCAAAGGCATACATAGTTCAGAATACGCCTGGGCAAAGGAAGAGTTTGATTTCGTCATCGAGAACAATGGCTCCAAAGAAGAATTATACGTAAAGATAGACGACCTAATCGTCAGCGACAAGATGACCAACACGCCATCCCAATCTACGAGTACTGCCCAACCTCTGGCAATTGGCGCAAACAGTTTTTAGATTTGTAGACACAGTATTCCTCATATCACCATCCACAAACAGCACATCCAGTTGTGCCTTATCTTGTGCTTTGAACCCGCACAACTCACATTTCCTGTGCTTCTTGTATCCAGATCTCTGTAGTGCGGTCACACCGCCAACTCGCTTGCCAGCCCGTTTCCTGATACAGGTGTCACACCGACTACGCCAATACACACGGCCATATCTCTTGTAGGCATAGGCCTTGGGTTTGGTCTTACACTCCGTACACAACGGTCTGTCTTTGTACTGCATGTGTGTATTTACGTCGCCTATATAGGCACCTCGAAAACGTTAAATTATGTCGTAAAAACCATATGATTGAATAAATAACTCTAGTATATACGTAACTTGCAAGGAGAATACGAAAAATGGCATTAACATCACCAGGAGTAGAGGTTTCAGTAATAAACGAGAGTTTCTACGTACCATCAGATGCGGGTACTACACCACTATTCATAGTAGCATCATCACAGGACAAGCAAAATGGTGCAGGAGACGGCACAGCGGCAGGAACACAGACTGCCAACGCCAACACTGCATATTTGATCTCGTCACAAAGAGAATTAACAGAGACTTTCGGAGATCCGAAATTCTACACAGACGCATCGGGAAACAGCCTAAATGGTTATGAGCTGAATGAGTATGGCTTACAAGCGGCTTACTCATTTTTAGGAGTTGCCAACAGAGCTTTCGTACTAAGAGCGAATGTGGACACAGCAGAATTAGTTGGAAGTGCCTCGGCACCAACAGCGGCACCAACAGATGGCACATACTGGTTTGACCTTGCATCAAGCAGTTACGGTCTATTTGAGTGGTCACAGACTAATCAATCATTCACATCAATTACTCCAACACTGATCACTTCAACAAGTGACCTAGTTGGCAGTGTCTCAACTGGTGCACCAAAAACTTCAATAGGTGTAATTGGTGATTACGCAATCAATACGACACACGTTACAAACAAGATCTACAAGAAAACAGCAAGTAACACATGGGTGCATGTTGGTTCTACCGACTGGCACACATCTTTACCGGTAGTGACAGTTGCATCAGGAACAACAGTTACAAGTGGTAACAAGATCACAATGAACGGTGTTGAAATTACCTTTGGTGGTACGGCATTGTCAGATGTTAACACAGCGATTGGCAGTAATGTTACTAACGTTACGTCAGCGATCAATAGCACAACAGGTAACTTAGAAATCTTCCACAACGGTAAGTTTTTAGGTGACTCAACAGGTGGTGCTAACACTATCAGGTTTGAAGCAAATACAGGTACTGGTTTAGCAGACCTAGGAATTACAGCAGGCGTGAAAAACGGTGTGAAACTTTTACAAGAAAGCCACACAAACAGACCAACTTGGAAAACGGCAGACGAGAACAGACCTAACGGTTCAGTTTGGTTCAAAACTACATCAGCAAACTCAGGTGCGGCATTAGTTGCAAAACTTTATGCTACAGCAAGTGGAAGTTTCTCTCAAGTTGCTAGTCCACTTCACAGTAATCATCACTCTGCAATCTTTAATCTAGATCCAGGAAACGGTGGAACTGCTTTGACTACAGGCACATTGTATGCACAGTACAATGTCACTGAAGAAAGCATGGGTGCCAATGATTTAGGTGGTGTAGACTCAACTGGAAATGTTGCAGACTTTCAATTCTTTAGATATGAAGGTGGTGCTACTACTATCACAAGTAATACTACTTCACCAAGTTTCACAAGTTCAGAAACTTTTGCGATTCAAGAATCAGTTAAGAACCAGGAAGCACTTAACTCAGAAGTAACAGTAACACTAGGTGGTACTGGTGCTGATGACTTTGTAGCGGCAGTAAGTGCGGCAGGTTTGACTAACGTTACTGCAACTAAATTAAGCACAGGTGCAATCCAGATGTCACACAAACTTGGCGGTGAGTTCAGAATGGTTGACAGAACAGGAACACCATTAGCAGATGCAGGTTTCAGTGCAACAACGGCACACAGTTATGGAACATACACGGCAAACAGTGCAACATTGATTGACAACTTGTATGACCTACCAACAGGTGAGAGCCTTGACTCGAGTGTTAACACAGGTATCATGGCAAGTAACTGGAAGAGATTGAGCTACACTGCTTCAACAAGTTCTCCAACTAATGAGCCAGCGGACGGTACATTATGGTACCACACTGCGACTGACGAAGCAGACATCATGGCACACAATGGAACGACTTGGGTTGGATATGCGACAGCATACTCAACAACAGATCCAAATGGTCCACAGTTTTCAGCAACAGCACCGACTACACAGTCAGACGGTACTGCACTTGTAACTAACGACTTATGGATTGACACTTCAGACTTAGAAAACTATCCAAAACTTTACAAATACAACACATCAGCAACTTTGAGTTCTACAAACACAGCGAACCAAGTTGCAGTAACTACATCAGGCGCGGCTTGGGAATTAGTTGATAAAGCAGACCAAACAACAGAAGATGGTGTTGTGTTTGCAGATGCTAGATTACACACAACGGCTGACAAGGCAGATTCATTGTCAACAGGCGGTGCGGGTACATCCAGCACAATCAAAGACTTGTTGAGCGATGGTTTCCTAGATCCAGATGCTCCTAACCCAGACAACTACCCACAAGGTATCATGCTTTGGAACACTAGAAGATCTGGTTACAATGTGAAAGAATACAAAAACAGTTACATCACAACTACGAAATATCCAGGTAGCGGTTCCGCAGGATTAGGTAACATCAGACAAAGTAACGAGAGCGTATCAACTTACTTCCCTGATAGATGGGTTACTAAATCAAGCAACAACGCAGACGGCTCTGGATCTTTTGGAAGAAAAGCACAGAGAAAAGTAATTGTTGAACAATTGAAATCAGAGATCGACACTAACCAAGCAATCAGAGAAGACCAAAGAGGTTACAATGTAATTGCTACACCTGGTTACCCAGAACTGATTCAAAACATGATTAACCTAAACACAGATAGAAACAACACAGCGTTTGTTGTAGGGGACACTCCTTTAAGATTAGAGGGCACGTCAACTTCAATACAAAACTGGGCAAACAACACAGCGTCAGCACTGGACAACGGTGAAGACGGCCTAGTAAGCTCAAGTGATTACTTGGGTGTGTTTTATCCGTCTGGATCTACAACAGACAACACAGGTAAAGTAATCGTTGTTCCACCATCACACATGATGTTGAGAACACTGGCCAACAACGACAACATCGCTTTCCCATGGTTCGCACCAGCAGGAACAAGAAGAGGTGTCGTTGACAACGCCACAGCAGTTGGTTACATCGACACAGCAAGTGGAGAATTCGAAACAATATCTGTTACGGAGTCAGTGAGAGATTCAATGCATGAGGTCAAAGTGAATCCAATCACTTTCTTCTCAGGTGCAGGAATTGTTAACTTCGGTAACTTAACTAAAACATCGGCAAGTTCTGCATTAGACAGGATCAACGTTTCAAGATTAGCAGTGTATCTAAGAACACAACTGGATGCAATCGCTAAACCATTCATCTTCGAACCAAATGATGAACTTACAAGAAACGAGATCAAGGGTGCAATAGAATCATTCTTGTTGGAGTTAACAGGTCAGAGAGCATTGTTTGACTTCCTAGTAGTTTGTGATGACACCAACAACACACCTACAAGGATTGACAGGAACGAACTTTATGTGGATATAGCAATTGAGCCGATCAAGTCAGTTGAATTTATTTACATACCGTTGAGAATCAAAAACACAGGAGAAATTGCAAAGTTAGGGAACTAATTTTGAATAAATAGGAGAAACAGATGGCAATATCAACTTTATCAAAATTTACAGTACCACTAGCAAACGATCAGAGTTCAGCATCACAGGGTTTATTGATGCCAAAACTACAGTATCGTTTCAGAGCAATACTTGAAAATTTTGGAGTATCAACACCAAGATCAGAACTAACAAAACAAGTTATTGATATAACAAGACCTAACTTGACTTTTGACAACGTAACACTGGATGTGTACAACTCAAAAGTTTATGTTGCAGGTAAACACACTTGGGATCCAATCACAATCACTTTAAGAGACGACGTTAACAACTCAGTTACTAAACTGGTTGGCGAACAGATCCAGAAACAGTTTGATTTCTTTGAACAGAGTTCAGCGGCATCTGGTATTGATTACAAATTCACAACTAGGATTGAAATGCTTGACGGTGGTAACGGAGCGAGTGCACCGAATGTGTTAGAAACATTTGAATTATATGGTGCATACGTTGAAAACGTAAACTACAACTCACTAGCATACGCAACTTCAGATCCAGCAACTATCACGATGTCAGTTAGATATGACAACGCAATCCAGACACCAACAGGCACAGGTATTGGAACAGCAGTTGCAAGAACTATTGGTACTTTGAGTACAGGTGGTGGACAGTAATACAAAAAATTAAGTTAGCAATTATAAGCAAAAAAGCGTCTTTATAGGCGCTTTTTTTGTGACTATAAATAACACTATGCCAAGCATAAACAATTTCCTAAAAGGTTTCCAGGACGGACTACCGGGTATGAAAGACTACCAACACGCATCGAGATTGTACATAGACGACAATTTCAAGTTGATGCCAAAACAGAAGTTCCTGTTTCATGTTGTTTTCAACACAGATGAAACCCTGTTCGTTGACGGCTTTAATGCCAATGAGAGGTACCAACTGAACATGTTGGTCAAGCAGTGTGAACTACCCAAGTACAACTTGAGTTACGAAGAAAAAACACAGTACAACAAGAAGATGTATGCGGGTACAAGGATAGCGTACGAACCCGTGAACATCACATTCCATGATGACCACGCAGACACGGTCAACGCATTCTGGAAGAAGTATTACGAGTACAACATAGCAGATTCCATAGGCATGAACAACGACCTAACAATTTCAAACACCAAGGATGATTACTATAATTTTGGCGATGCGAGACAAACGACCAAGTTTGGTATGGACACACCGAGGCAGAGACAGAAACCATACCTCAAAGGCATTGAGATATTCGTGCTACACAAAAAACGTTTCACATCAATGACTCTTGTCAATCCCGTTATAGGATCATTCTCACACGACAACCTAGACCAAGCAGACGGTCAAGGTATAATGAACAACACCATGCAGATACTGTATGAGACAGTGATATACAAATCAGGTATAATCAACAAGAACAACGTTCCTGGTTTTGCAACAATCAACTATGACAATTCACCCAGCCCACTCACAGTGTTGGGAGGAGGCACTAATAGCATTTTTGGTCCTGGAGGCGTGGTGGACGGCGTAGGTTCGGTAATCAGGAATGTGCAATCAGGAAACATATTGGGTGCAATACTTGGTGCTTCGAATACATATAACAACGCTAAAAAAATTAAAAAATCGGCCGTGAAGGAAGAACTGAAAGGCATTGCCAAGGACGGTATCCTCGAAGTTGGAAAACAGGCGGGCTCGATAACCAACCCAGTTGCACAGTTCTCAGTTGGCGCGGCGGCCATAGTGGGTGCTTCAGCATTGGCATCAGCAAGGGGTACTGCGGATAATAATAATCAAGCCAACAACACAGTTATAACAAATTCAACCACGGACACAGTGAACTTCCTGGGTGCCGACGAGTCGTTTAATCTTGTATCCAATGACGCGAATGTCAGAGATGAGATAGCGGCCGCAATATATTTCAGAGACATTGGTTCTCGTAAGGGACTCACAATAGCACAATCCAATCTTGAATATGAAGCATCTGCTGACAACATAAAGAATGTGTACACCAGCAAGGCTATCACAGATGTAAGGAAGTTGGTCACAGAGGGATTTATAAAAATTGAAAGACAGACGCAGGATGTCGAGATAGCAACAGAGAAGGCGACGATATAATGACTGAATTTTACACAAACTTACCACCAAAGGACAAGGACGAATTGCAGAAGACCGTGGACAAACTGACCACCACTGCCTATGAGACCGACTACCAATTTAATGTGGGTGAATATGACAGCACCATAGCGTTCTTCGTCAAACGTGACTTCTCTAGATCGGCGGCGGAGTCAACAGCGTATGCAATACTGGCCCAGGCCAAGATAGACAATATCAAACCACAACAGATACTGGATCAGTTGACGTATGCCACACCGGCACTGTTGTCTGAACTGATGACCATAATATTAAACGCCAACAGATACAAGTCAAGTAGGCTGGGTGTGAGGAAAACACTGGCCACTAAAGAGACGGTATCTAGAAACATCATAGACTAATGTTACCAAGATTTGCTAGGGGCAAGTTCTCTCCCAAGAACGCGGAGAAATACGTGGGCACTAAAACACCGACATACAGATCAAGTTGGGAACATTCTTTCATGAGACTGTGTGATGAACATCCAAACGTGTATCAATGGGCCTCAGAGTCAATTAAGATACCGTACAGGCATCCATTTACGGGCAAGTACACTGTGTACGTGCCTGACTTCTTCATAGTGTACCAAGACAAGGAAGGTCGTAAACACGCTGAGATGGTTGAAGTTAAACCCATGAGCCAGACCACAATGGAGGCCGCGGGCAAGAGTATGGCCAAGAAGAAACAGGTCGTGATCAACATGGCCAAGTGGGAGGCCGCAAACGCATACGCCAAACAGAGAAAAATTAGATTCAGGGTTGTTTCAGAAGAACAGTTGTTCCACAACGGCAAACGTAAGTAAATACGACGATGACAAAAAAATTAGAGGACATTCTTAATTTACCAAATGTCAAAGAGGCATTCAAAGAGGTGGACAAGAAGGAAAAAGACAAGAAGATCAAGGAGGCAAATGGACAACACGCTTCTGCCAAGAATCTAGATCCACAGACACAGAAGAATCTACAGAAAAGTTATGCGGAATTTGACAAGGTTGCGGCCGCACTGCCACAGGTAAAAGGTCTAGGCGAATTGAGTGATCTTGAACTGGACAAACTGGCCATAGAAGCGGAAGAAAGTTACAAGAATCTGATGGATTTGGGCATGAACGTTGACTCCAGATATTCAGGACGTATATTCGAAGTTGCGGGCAATTTCCTAAGGAACGCCATAGACGCCAAAAGCGGCAAAATCGACAAGAAACTTAAAATGATCGAATTACAACTTAAAAAGCAGAAGTTAGATCAGGGCAACAAAGACGGTGGTCCAGTGGAAGAAAGCGACGGATTCGTCATATCTGATCGTAACGAATTAATGAAGAAACTACTTAAAAAAGACTAAATATTGCATATGAGCACGTTCCAAGACTACCTAACAGAATCAACTAAGTCATATGACTATAGAATTAAGATTGCTGGCGAGCCAAAAGACATTGACAAGAATGCTTTAGAAACAGCACTGCAAAAATTTGATCTTGCTAAAATGTCAGCAGGCAAAAGCACACCAATAATGACTTTGCCTTTGGACTTTCCAAGATTAAGCAACGAACAAGTTACTATTTTTGACGTTACAACCAACTATCCAGAGTCACCGAGAGTGATGCATGAGTACCTTTCGGACTTACTAAGGATTCCGATGACACACATGGTTGTAAGGAAACCAGGTGAGCCTACAGAAGAATACCAAGACGACATGCAGGTTGCTAAGAAGTCTGAATTGGCAAATAAGATAGCAGACGTAGAAACAAAATTCCAAGAGCATCCGGTTAAAGGTGAAGAGCACTTTGGTGACAAACACAACATGAGTCTTCTTAAAGAATTATTAAAAGACAAAGAAGACAGATACGAAATTGTAAACGGCAAAGACAACAAAACACAAGATGCAATGAGCAAAGAAGAAGTAGGAACACCAAGTCCGTTCTCAAAAATCACAAAAGCACACCCAATAGAAGGAAAGAAATAGTTATGGAAATGATCGACGTATTAACAAAGTTAAAAGAAATAGCAGAATCAAAACCTGAATTGGTCAAAGACGCAGTGGAGAACGTTGAGAAGACAAATCCAAAAGCAGTTACTGAAGGTGGCATGAAAGACTACTTGCACGACGAAGCAGAGAAACTTTCAAGAGAAGAATTCTTAAAGAAACACGGTGAGAGCCTAGCAGGTTTCTGGGACAGCATCAACGGAACAGAAGAAGCAGTTGAAGGCAAGATGCCAGCAGGTCTAAAAGCGTACCATGACAAAAAAGCAGGCAAAGAAGACAAAAAAGAAACTGTGAAAGAAGCAATTAAAATTTCAACTGACAGCCCTCAGGAAGCATCAATGATGATGCAGATATTAAAACTTGCAGGTGTGCAACAAGTTGATCAGGCAATGATTAGCCAAGAGCCAGAACATGGATCAGACATGGATCACAGCGATGACGATGCGGCGGGTTCAATGGACATGGCTAGAATGAGAGACATAATCAAGAATCCAGAAGACGAACAAAAAGAAGAAACGTTTGCAAACGAACCAGAAGAAAAGGTTCAAGATGTTGACAGTTTGGTAAACAAACACTCAGGTGGTTTAAACAGACAAAAGCAAACACATCCAAGAGTTTCTCCAGGCGACAATCCAATGGCGGCAGAAGACAAGATCACTGAGGAAGAGTTGGCTAACAGTCTTAGAACACAGTACGAAAGTTTCAAAACTGCATATCAAGAAGCGGCAAAACCTGACTTCTTAGACATGGACAAAGATGGCGATAAAAAAGAACCAATGAAAAAAGCCATCAAAGACAAAGAAGCAAAGTAATACTTTTCCAAGTTACATCACAGCGTTAAATACTACACTATGGCGTATGTATCACTAGATAGCGACCAAATTAAGAAGGCGCACAAGAAACACAAATACAGCAAGGCCCAAGTGGAACAACTTGAGAAGTGCATGGACCCAAAAACGGGGCCATTGTTCTTTATGAAAACATTCATGAAGATACAACATCCTGTGAAAGGTTCAATGCCGTTCCAGCCATTCCCGTATCAAGAAAGACTGATCAACAGTTACAACGATCACAGATTTTCAATTGCCATGCTACCTAGACAGACGGGCAAGACCACATGTGCGTCAGGATTCCTTATTTGGTATGCCATGTTCAGACCAGATTCACAGATACTAATCGCCGCACACAAATACGCAGGAGCATCAGACATAATGTCGAGGGTGCGTTACGCATACGAGATGTTGCCCAGTTGGATCAAAGCGGGCGTGACACAATACAACAGGAACAGCATAGAGTTTGACAACGGATCAAAGATCATGGCGACCACAACAACTGAGAACACAGGACGGGGTATGTCACTTACTTTGATCTACTGTGATGAGTTCGCGTTCGTGCAACCACCAGAGAAGGCCAAGGAGTTTTGGACATCACTGTCACCAACATTGAGTACAGGTGGTAAGTGTATGATCACAAGCACACCTAACAGTGACGAAGACCAGTTCGCATTGATCTGGAAGGAAGCAAACAAGAGATTTGACGAGTATGGCAATGACAAACTAGTAGGAACAAATGGCTTCTACGCCATGAAGGCACACTGGTCAGAACACCCAGACAGGAACGAAGAATGGGCGGAAGCAGAGAAGGCCAGGATCGGTGATGAGAGGTTCAGGAGGGAACACGAATGTGAATTCTTAATCTTTGATGAAACCCTAATTGACAGTATTCATCTAGCAGACATGGACGCCTCGGCTCCGGTGGAAACAACAGGACAGGTACGTTGGTTCAAACGTCCAACACCAGGAATGACATACATGGTATCTTTAGATCCTAGCATGGGAACAGGCGGTGACTACGCCGCAATACAAGTTTTCGAGTTACCCACATTTGAGCAAGTTGGAGAATGGCATCACAACACAACGCCAATGAATCAACAGGTAAGAATCCTGCAAAGTATCACAAAACATCTACATGATACAATCATGGAAAAAGATGCAACAGCAACACCACAGATATTCTATTCAATGGAGAATAACTCGCTAGGCGAGGCCGCCCTGTTAAGGGTAATGGACATAGGAGAAGAAAACATAATGGGCATGTTCCTATCAGAACCCATAAGGAAAGGACATAGAAGAAAATTCAGAAGAGGGTTCAATACCACTGCCAAACACAAGATAGATGCCTGTACAAAATTCAAAGAACTTATAGAGAACAACAAAATGAAGATCAATTCACAACTGCTTATATCAGAACTCAAAGATTTCGTGGCTAGTGGCATGAGTTACAAAGCAAAACCGGGACAGCACGATGACCTAGTCAGTGCGTGTCTATTAATGACTCGTATGATGAAAGTGTTGGCGGATTTTGACCCTAAAATATTTGAGAAATGGACAGATCGTACAAGTGAGATAACACCAATGCCCATATTTGGATCGTTCACAGGATAATAAATACACTATATGAACCCTAAAAACTCCGAAGATTTATTCAACAAGATAAGATCGCAATTCTCAAACATCAGACTAGGTGATGAAAATGGTGCCGCTACAGCCGATCCAAGCAGTGCTGTATTTTTTGAGTTTGAATTTGCCGAGGACGCAGACACTTTTGGTAGCGTAAGCATAAGCCTAGCAGACGGTGAGAACATGAAAGTGTACTACAACAGGGATCTAGTTAACAAGATTGATGAGGACAGCAGAGACGAGTGGTATGCATTCCTTAAAGAGTTGAAAGACTTTGCAGTGGAGCATCAAATGAGATTTGACGTTAGGGATATCACCAAAAACAACCTAACGAAGCAGGACTATGAAAATCTTGCAGATACGAACAAAACGGTAAATACTGATGAAATGTCAGAAGAACTAGCAAGAATCACTAAACTAGCAGGTGTTACAGAAGGCCTAACAGGCACTGCAAAACGTTCGTACGAGAACCTAAACAAAACAAAATTGATAATCAGACACAAAGGCAAAGTTGACGAGACTGTGCCAGGTGCAAGATCAAGACAGATACAATCACTATACATTGAAAACGAAGACGGCGAAAGATTCAAGTATCCATTAACTCATTTAGCAGGTGCGAGAGCAATGATGAGACACGTGTCAAATGGTGGAAGACCACATGATGAATTTGGACAGCACATCGTTTCAACATCAGAGGACATAGCAAAACTAAATTCATTCTCGAGATATGTTACTAACAAAGATCAGTTGAACGACAACGCAGGCGACATCATTGAGCAGACAAAATTGAAACTAGAGAACCTAAGAGGTTACATGAAGAACCTTTCTAACCAAGCACACTACGAAAACGCAAGTAAAGATTTCAAAACATCAGAAGAACAAATACTGGACGATGAAACTGTTAACAAAATGAGAGAGAAGTTCACAATGACAAACCTAGACAGCAGAGTTGAAGATGCATTACCAATCATAAACAGAATAATGAGTGAACTAGAAAATGCTCCAAAGGAAGAAGGGCAAGTGAACGAATTAGAGCCAGATGCAGAACCAATTGACGCACCTGTACAAGCACCAGTGGACCATGGAGCAGTAGTTCAAAGTTTCTTAAATGATCCTGATCAAAAATTAGTTTTAAGGAAAGACGATTCAGCAGACAAGATGTTGAAAGTTACAAAATTCACAAACAAGAACACGATGTTAAGTTCTATACTATCAGACATAGCATCAAGACTGTTGACTAAAACAGGAGAGGAAGACAGGGTGGCAAACTTCGCTTCTAGAGTAGCAGATGAAATGGAACAAGAAAATTCAGCAACATTCAAACCAACACCGGACTACATCAAGAACAAGAAGATCGCGGTTCAGTTGGCCAAGAGATACATCGACGACTACAAAAAAATGCAGTCAGAGCCAGGATACACAGATCAAGTAAGAATGGAACCAGGTGACTTTGCACCCAAGAAAGATTTAAAAGGCAAGGCCAAAGAGACTGAAGCGTTTGAGAATTGGGTTAATGACATTGATGAATATGCAACAGGACCAAAAGATTCTGAAATCGAAAAGAAAGACAAAGAGAACGCAACCAAATTAGATGTTACCAAAGCAGATAAAATGATGAACACAACTGCTTACAAAAGAATGAAAGCAGGCACACCAGGATACGCAGACAAAACTAACGAAGGCAATCAGTTTGCACAGGCAGTACAGAAAGCCAAGGCGGCAGGCATGAAAGCAGGCGACAAGTTTAAAGTTGGTGACGACGAGTACACACTGAAGGATGCTATAGAGATGGCAGGCTTACAACTTGAAGAGTTTTTTTCAGAAGAAGAAATGGAAGTTCCAGAAGAAGCACAAGCGGAAGCAGAAGCAATCAACACGGAACTAGACAGAATCAAGACGCTGGCCGACCTAGCATAATAAAACTTCCACATTACCAATAATAGTAGTAGACAACTGATAAATATAGTTGTATATTATGTACTATATGTCTAATATACACTTAGGCAAACTAAAACAAACATAGGCACA